CTTCTTCAGCTGCCTTCTCTTTCTCTGCTGCATCCTTTCTTTTGTGAGCTTCAAGGTCAATAAACTCTTCACTTTCAGACTCGCGCTTACTATAACCTGCATCCCGCATTTCGCTAGGGCTCAGCCTAAACTGTTTAGCCTCTATTCTGTCTACGGTTTCATTAATTCTTTGTTGATCAGGATCTGATGCTGAAGGATCTGGCTGGCCACCGCCTCCGGTTCCAACTGCCAGTAAAGGCCCACTCTTACGTTCTTTTAAGAGTTCAATAATTTTTTTGTTGTCTTGAATGATTAGATCATTCTGGTTTTCCATTTTCTGTCGAGAATTACGAGCGCCTCGATTATGTTTCCTTTGTTCTTTATAAAATGTGCTCGCTGTATGTTCTCTAAATGAATCATAAATTTCTTTAGCAATTTGTACTTTGTTAGCTAGTTTGTTTGTTGCGGCATCGCCTTTTAGAATTTCGGTATCTTCAGTTAAACGCTCATGGTTTTCATCAACTATTTTTTGGAGGGTTTTAAAATCTTTAGATGTAGATAATTCTTTGACAGACTTGCCAAACATGCCTGATGGATCAGTGGGATCGGACTTTTCAAGACGATCCATTACTCCTTCGAGTTTATCCAAAAGCATTTGATTATCTACTCTTTCGTCTGCCATTTTCTACCAGTTCTCTTTTTCCTGTTGTTGTTTTTTCTTATCCGCCTTTTTCTTCAAATGCCCAATAAGCATTGAAACGTAAACCTCTCTCTCCCACGGCATCATGTTTTCTAGCTCCGTTAAACTATACTGATGTTCTTGCATAAGCAAGAAATTAGTCTTGTAAAAGTTTTCAAGACTCTCCTGAGAAAGAGTTAACCGAAAAAATGTTCGTATCCATTAATACTAATAGCATTATCGGTCTCACAATGTGGACATTTATATTCCACCGTGTGTTCTATACGAGGCATTTGTTGAAAAAAGTCTCTCATTTTCTCCATAACTTCTATTGGAAGATCGTCTATAAAAGAAGCAACCTCTTCTAAAGGCTCTTCCTCAATACTAAATGTCTCTTCCCCATCAACAACATAATCAATACATTTAGCAATTATTTCTTCATCTTCTAATTCCTCTATCTGCGATGTAACCATAGCCGTAGGCCACTTTAATTGTACGCCTATTTCTTCGTTAATCTTGATAAAGTTATCGGGTGGATTGTCTAAACCCTTGACTTTCATCTCATCAAGTCTTAGTTCATAAGGTGTAGTTTTACTACAGCTTCCACATGAAAGAGTAAAGTCTGCTACTTCACCTACAGATTTAGATCTTATTTTTATAAAAAGATCTTGTAGGTCAAACATTGTAAGGTCGTGTCCATTAATTCCAGAACAGTTTGTTACAATTTGAGCACATGCGTTTACCATGTCCTTAAAGTCTTCAGCTTCGTTTGCTAACATAAGAATTTTTTCTTCTTTAACTAAGAAAGGCCTGAATCTAATCGGCTCTCCCGTTGAAGCTAAGTTTCCTTCAAATGTTGGTGTTTCTACTCTAGGTAGTGTCATAATTTTTCTCCATTATTTATCATTAATCCCCTTTATATTTTTTCCACCGGCTGTAAGTGTCGGCGTCAATCTGGTTTGTGTAAGCAGCATATCCAAGTAAACGAGGATCTAGTTCTGCTTTTTGCTTTTCAGCAATATCTTTATTTAAATCTATATCAATGGTTCTAGACCTCCAGTATGCCGAGGATATAATTAAAGTGGTTCTTGCAACACTAACACCACCCATTGCCAATGGTATTAAGTTTAATACCTTGGGGGTAACTTCCATTAGCTCCCATGATGCTGTTACATTGTTTTGTAAATCCAAAGAATTAATCCAGACTATACCATGAGTGTCATCTGGATATGCAACTTGTTTTGATGTGGTATCCACACAAAGGTCAATCCAAGCTTCAAATAAATGTCTTAATTGCCAATGTCTATCTGTTAAGAATGTAATATTAATTTCGTTTCCTAAAAAGTTGACATTATTGTTTCTCATAAAATTCCAATTACCAAGTGGAACCTCTTTATTTGTTAATACCATACCAGGTATTTGAACTTCTTCACATAGTAAAGCAGCCTCCATTGGAGCCGACGCACTATTAGTCCCTCCGGTGTTTATGGTGCCTCCAGAGACGATTTGTGGCATGCTCTTGGTTGTCATTGGGTCTGATTTAATTTTATTCCATTCGCCTTCTAAAGCATTAGGAAATTGAAATTGACATTCAAACCTTTCAGTCCTTGCAAAGGACATTCCTCTAAATTTCGCTATGAAATTCTCAAACTTATTTAGGACTTTTTGGTCTTTTACTCTACTATCTGACATTATACTTGTGCCCTCTTACGTTCAGGTCGTTTAGCAGTCTCTCTCCATATGTGACTGGTTTGTGCACCAACAAAATCATGTGTATCTAAAAATATTGCTGACTTCCAATGTACTGGATTTACTTTATACATTCTACTTTGAACCTGACTTGTTAAATATTTCTTAACAGAACCTCTACATTCAGGGAACCTACTAAAATTTCTTATAAAACTCCATTGTGCATTTAATTTACTTCTTACATCTATCTCTAAATCTGAAGCATCCATAAGTTTGCCTAACAATCTAGCCCTTACTAATGGTGGAAGATAATGTAAATTAATACCACTGAATCCTGTTGGCAACGGTTCTGCTATTATAACTAAAGGAAACTTATCATAATATGGTAATGTTTCTTTGTGAAAAGGATCATATCTAAAAGCATACATTTGACCTACGTCTAATTGTGATACATATTCTCCCAAGTCTGAACCAAATACTTCATTAGGAGCATTAACTCCGCTTGCTACATTACGAACAGTCTTTTGATACCAAGCAGCAGAACGTTCTCTGTCTCCTGCCTCTAGTCTAATATCTGTGAATGGTGTTGCCATAATAGTATTTATATTAGATACCCAATTCTTTTTCAGTTATAATCATAAATTCCATATTTTGTTTTTTACAAAAATCTTTAGCACTTTTCCATTTGGCCTCGTTTACTCCGTATTGGGCAACTTCTTGTATGTATCTTTTGGTTTTTCTTTTCTGTGTGTCTGGAGGTTTTGTGAATCTTTCGGGTTTTACTTCTACAAGATATTTTTTCTTGTCTACTTCTATATAAAAATCAACCATATATTTGTGAACTTTATTGTCTAATGGGTTACGATATGGAATTGCTACCTCTTCTGATACCCAACCTTTAACTGATTCGTTAAGATCACACCAGTTCATAAATTTTAATTCATAACTAGATCTATAGACAATAGAGTTTAAGTCCCCGAGATACTTTATTGGATTTCGTGGAATAAATCGGCCTTTATATATTTCTTTGGCATAAACCATATAAATAAGTGTGTAACATTAATATAACATAGGTATTTATATGGCCATAGGGGATAGAATAAGAGCAAGAAGAGAGCGGAAGAAGTCTGAGAAGCAACTGATGCAGACTCAAGAGTCAATCCTAGATGAAGGAAGTCATAAAGACCAGATAGACGCCCAGCAAGAAGCTAAAACAAGTTATGGATTAGGAGGTAAAGGCCATGATAACGGCGAAACCTTAACTTATCCTCAAGAACTCTTTAGCGCAAGTCAACCCCACGCGGTTCACTTTTATATAAATGCTAGACAGACTTCTGTTGCAGCAACAGACGCCGTTACAGCTGCTAACACTGACGAGGCAATGAGACAAAGGCTCATAGAAGCAAACCAAGATTATAATGAAGAATATACAAAAGAAAATAGAGCCAAAGCAGAGGAATATGAAACAGTAGCAACTGGAGCGGGAGCACTAGCAGCATCAATAGGCACCATGGCAGGTATCAGTTCTGGACACATATTAAAAGATGGAGCTACCAAACTCGGCAAGGTACTAACAACAGCAGCTGGAGGAATTGTTGGTGCGTTTCTTGGAAATGCAATGGGTAGAATGAACCAAACTTCTACTATTAGATTACTAAAAACCATTCAGTTATATGTACCACAATCAATAGTATCAGCATACGCAGCTAATTGGGATGAAACTAATTTAGGAGTAGCAGGTTTGTTGGGTTCAGGTAGAATGGACTTTAAAGACCTAGCAGAAGCTCCAGAATTTATAGGTCGAGGTCTGATATCAGCAGCGGCTAACATGCCTAAAGCAGTAGGAGCCGACGCAGATTTTGGAGCTGCAATAGAGGCAACATCTAAAAAGGTTAGTAATCCATACAAAGAACAATTATTTAAGAGTATGGGGTTCAGAAGATTTTCTTTTAATTACACGTTTGTACCTAGAAATCCAAACGAGGCAGATATGGTAATGGAAATAGTTGATACATTTAAATATCATATGCATCCAGAGGCCTCAGAGGGAGATTTGTTTTTAGTTTATCCCGCAGAGTTTTCAATACAATTTGAGTATCTAGACAAGAATGGTAATGTAGATCTTAATCCACATTTGCCTAAAATATCATCTTGTGCATTAACAGGATGTAAAGTAACCTATGGCCCAGATGGTGCGTTTAATACTTTCAAAAACTCCGGCGGAATGCCAACAGAGATTAATATGGAACTAGCATTTACAGAACTAGAAACATTAACAGCGGTAAGGATAGCACAAGGGTTCTAATATGTATTTTAAGGCACTACCAAAAATGTATTATCCTTATAGTGGTAAACAGACAATCGTTCCTGATATATTTAGAAGGGTTCATTTAGATAAGTTTTTCCAGAATAGACTTCATTTAATAGAGTATTATGTTGGCGAAGGTGAAACCCCTGAAATAGTAGCGGACAAAATTTATGGATCAAGTAAATACCACTGGTTGGTTTTACTTGCTAACAATATAACAGATGTACAGCGAGAGTGGCCTTTAAGTCAAAACTCTTTGACAGCTTATATAAAAGATAAATATGGTTCGGAAAACAGCTCAGATGTCCATCATTATGTTATGAAGGCAGATAAGAGCGTTATAGTTGATTGGGACTCGGTCAAAGTGGCATCAGGAGATTATCTAGCAGTAACTAATTTAGAGTATGAAACTGATCTAAATAATATAAAAAGCCAAATATTTCTTTTAAATAAAATGTTTTTAAGAGATATAACGCAACAATACAAGAGATTAGTTAAGAAGTGATGAAATGGGCGACGAAACAACAGTAGAAAATATTCTCAAAGCAGGAGACGTTTCTTGTGATGAACTCTTTTTGACTACACAAGACAATACTCAATGGGACTTTAAGAATTTTATAGTTGAATTTAATTTATATGAAGATGTTTGGTCACCAACATTGACAGGAGAGATATTAGTTACTGATGCTATAAATGCAATAACAAATTGGCCAATCCGTGGCGGTGAATTGATAACGTGCAAATGGAGAACAAAAACATTTGAAGACGTTCCTGAGATGATAATAGAGAAATCATTTCAAATATATGCCATTGAAAAAAGAATGCTTAATAATGATAGAGAGCAATTTTACAAATTAAAGTTCTGCTCTGTAGAAGCAATCAGTGATCAAGCAAGAAGTATTACACAAGCATTTGGTGCAATAGGGCAACCAAGATCTACTGATCAAATAGCAGAACAAATATATTTAGATCATATACAAGAATATAGACGTATTGATTCACAAGGTGGAGTTACACCTCTTGTTATAGGCGACACACCACATACTTCTAAGATACAATACACTTCTAACTTCTGGACACCGTTTCAAAACCTACAATTTATAAGCAGAAGATGTCAAGGCAGTCAATTTGAAGGTTCAGACTATGTGTTTTATGAATCTAATAAAATGTTTTACTTAACATCATTTCAAAATTTAATACAAAAACAATTAGACATGGGATTATGGGAAGAGTTTTTGTATGCTCCGCCTGGTTTAGAGGTCCCACATAGAGGAGGCGGTGAAAACTTTTTAGCAGCAGAACTTCCAATATCTTTTAGTAAAATAGAAGCTATACAAATTCCAAGAACAATTGATATATTAGATGGACAAGACAGTGGTTACTATTCAGCATCCACAAGAGCTTACGATTTATTTACAAAAGAACAGGCTGAAGTTACATTAGATGGAAGAGATCAATTTGGTAATTTCGTTCACACAGATATAGGAATTCCAATACCAGGAGGAATACAACGTAATCCATATTCATTTGTAAATATTAAATATTTAAATCAATTTCAGTCCTCAGGAATGCAAGGAGGATTAGTAGATGGAAAATTTGGAGCTGCAGCTAATCCAGCTGTTTTAGCTAATAATTTATTTAGGCAAGTTTATTTTAGTTCATTTAATGATAACACATTTGAAATAGATTTACCAGGAAGAACAGATATAGAAGTTGGAAAACTTATTAAATTAGCTTATCCTAACGCAGGAGATAAGCCAATGGATGCAACCTATGATGATATAGTTGATCCTTTATTAACAGGACCATATTTAATAACAGCTATTAAGCATAAATTTGATAGTGTAAGGCATACAATGAAAGTAGAGATAGTTAAAAATGGATTAGCAGCATCATTAGGTGAAATAGATGATAAAGTAGTAGGAGAAAATTTAGCATGAGCCAAGGAATGAAAAATTACGGCAAATTAAATATACCAGATTTTATTTGGTGGTTGGGTGTTGTTGAAGATAACAACGATCCAGCCTATGCCGGCAGAGTTAAAGTTAGGATAACAGGATATCATACAGGCAACAAACAAACATTACCTATAAAACATTTACCATATGCTGTTCCAATTAACTCTGTTACAAGTGCAGGCCTTAATGGAGTAATGGAAAATCACTCCTTATTACAGGGCTCAACAGTTATAGGTTTCTTTGCAGACGGCGAAGACGGACAAATTCCTATGATTCTAGGAACTATAGCAGGAAAACCAGCAGAAAAGCCTGAAGTAAATGACATAGATGGTTTTATGGACCCAACAGGAAGATTCCCAAGGTTGCCAGACGAACCTGATCAAGGGTTTGCTGGTATAGGAGAACCTGATGTTTCTAGACTTGCTAGAAATGAAGCAGCAGAAACACATTACTCTTTATTAAATAGAAGAGCAACAAGAGACGAAGGAATAAGAACAGCAAGAGCACCGTCAGTATCAGAAGAAACCGGCGATGCCATATTAGATGATATAACAGGAAAAGATTACGAAGGAAAAACGTGGGATGAACCACACCCAAGAGGGAAATCAAAAGACGAGGCCAATTATTTTGATGCTGCACAAAAGTTAAGAGACGGAGAAAGCCCACAGCCAGGAGACAAAGAATGGACTTCCTTATATCCATTTAACACAGTTAAAGAAACTAGAGCAGGCCATGTATTTGAAATAGACAATACAGAAACAAACAGAAGAATTCATGAGTATCATCCATCAGGAACGAATTATGAAATTCATGATGATGGTACAAAGGTTACAAATATTGTAGGTGATAATTATGAAATTATTGCTAAAGACAATAATGTTCTTATAAGAGGATCATGTAACGTTACAATAGCAGGAGACGCTAAACTATTAGTTCAAGGAGATAAGTACGAAGAAGTAGAGGGAGATTACTTCTTATCAATTTTAGGCTCAAGGGTTACAAAAATAAATGGTAATGATATTAAATCGGTTATATCAGATGTAACACATTCTATTAAAGGAAATAGAACAGCTCGTGTAGCTCAAGATGATACAGAAACAATAGTAGGAAATCAAACAATTAGTGTAGCAAAAAATAGAACAGATTCTGTTGCAGAAACAGTTAATAAAACATATAACAAAGATTTAAAGAGTGTTAAAGAAAATGTAATGGTCTCAGCAGGAGGAACGTATAGAGTATTAGCAGGAGACAATGTTTTCCTTGCGGCAACTGGATTATTAGAAGTAGGTTCAGGTTCTACAATGACAATAAAAACTTTAGCAGATCTAGATATGGATGCAGATGTTTCAATGACTATTGACTCACCCACTATGTCTATAGACGGACCTGCAGGAAACATTACATCTAATAATATAACATTACATACACATACACATAAAGAAGTACCTGGAACTGGCGGATCTAGCTCACCACAACCTAGTACACAAGAAACACAAGCACCAACATCGGGGACATAATAAATGAGTTGCGGACCTAGTAAAAAATTATTGGAACTTGCAGATCAAGTTCAAGCTGCAGAGGATAAGTTTGACTCTATTATTAATGAGTCACCATTAGGAAAGTTAAATGAAATAAAGAACGATGCTTTAGAAGATGTTAATAGTGTAATGGGTAAAATGGAAAATATGATTCCTAGTATTTTAAATAAAGTTTTATCTGATGATGACAAAACATTACATGATGATGTTAAAGATTTTTTAAAGGTTATTATGTTAGGAGCAATAGCATTGCCTGATATAAAATATAAACTTGAATATTTGAAAAATAAATGGGGCAATGTAGACTTAGGAGATATTAAAAACTTTGACGATTTACAAGATTTACTAAGAAACGGGGCAATTGATATAGATATGATTTGTAAAGCAATACCTAATATAGAAAAAGAAGGCGTTCAAGTTACAGTTAAAGCAACACCTACATCATTCCCAGATATAGATCCAGCTTCAATATTAAAAGGAGGATCACTACCTTCAATACAGAAACCAAGCGTATATATTGAGATAGGCGATAGAATTAAGAAACAAGGTGAAGAATTCTTAAATTTAGAGTTACCAGATTTCGATTTTTGATATAAATACTATTATGGCAACACAAAAATTAAAAGTAGCAAGGATATATAAAGACTTTGATATGCTGTTTACGAAAAACGCTCTTTCAGGAGATGTAAATAAAAAGTTAGACGTAAACGCTGTAAAGCAATCAATAAAGACATTGCTTTTATCAAAACCTTATGAGAGACCTTTTCATCCAGAACTAGGATCAAGATTATACGGCATGTTGTTTGAACCCATGCGGCCTGGAATGGAAATGTCTTTGGCAACTGCTATAGAACAGCAAATAACAAATTGGGAACCACGCGTGTCTTTAAATAGTGTTAAAGCTAGAGCTGATTATGAGAACAATGGTTATGATGTAAGTATTAGATTCCATGTTCTAGGAATAAACGAACCACAAGACTTAACGGTAAGTCTTACAAGGCTGAGGTAAACAAATGGCACAATTAAACGTAACAGAATTAGACTTTGACAACATAAAGGCAAACCTTAAGACCTTTTTAAATAGTCAAACAGAATTTTCAGATTATAACTTCGAAGGTTCAGGCCTTGCAGTTCTAATAGACTTATTAGCATATAATACACACTATAATGGCATATTAGCACACATGTTAGCTAATGAAAACTTCATAGATACTGCTATTAAGAGAGAATCTGTAGTATCAATAGCAAAAGCATTAGGTTATACACCCAGATCTACCCGATGTTCTGCTGGAAATATTAATTTAGCAGTAACGGTTCCAGCTAGTTATACGGCAACAACGCTGGCATTGAGTAGAGATGCTTCATTTTCCTCAGCTGTAGACGGAACAACTTATCAATTTTATCCTGCAGGAACAACAACTACTCAAGCGGTAACGGCCGGAGGAGCTGGCCCTTATTGGTTATACGGAACACATGCAACACTAGGTAAAGGATATTACTATCCTATATATTTAACAGAGGCAGCAGCAGAAGCAGCAGATACAGGCGGAACAGGAGCAACAAGTTATACGTTTACAGAATATAGTGGTGTTACTTTTTATTCACCTAATAGCAGTAAAAAAGAAGCACAAACATCGTTAGGCACACAAACATCAACAGGACAAAATACAACAATATCCTCAGGGTTGACTTATGGCATGTACACAGGACAAACAGCTTCCTCAGCAGACCAAAAGCAATTTGTTTTTCCTGGATTAACGATTAAAGAAGGTTTAAGAGTAGCAAATCAATTTGTAGTATCAATAGGCAGTGAAGCAGGCCCTTATGTTTTACCAAATAATAGAGCAGACACATCCACATTAAGAGTTAGAGTTCAAAATTCTTCAACAGATTTAACAACAACGGTTTATAATTTAAATACAACATTTTTAAATGTTAAATCAGATACCAAAGCATATTTTGTAGAAGAAGGAGCTGATGGTTTATTTCAAATAAGATTTGGAGATGATATTATAGGCAAAAAATTATCTAATGGCAACATTGTTATAATTGATTATATAAACACTAACGGAACAAAAGCAAATACAGCTAAAAGTTTTGCAGCAACTGTAACTCTTGCAACATCAGGAGAGTCAGTTTATAATACGACGTACGCAGCAGCTTCTGGAGGCTCTGTACAGGAATCAATAGATGAAATTAGATTTAATGCTCCTCGATTTAATGCAACAAGAAATAGAGCAGTTACCGAACAAGACTATGAAACACTTATATTAGCAAGTAATCCAAATATACAATCGTGTTCTGTTTGGGGTGGAGAGAAAAATGATCCACCTATATATGGTAAAGTGTTTATATCACTTAATCCTGTGTTAGGTTCAGTTATAACAGAATCAGATAAAGATAATATCAAAACAGCGGTTATAGAACCCAAAACTCCGGTATCAATTATTCCTGAGTTTGTAGATCCAGAATACACATACGTTTCTTTAGACGTGGGGGTAACATATGATCCTAAATTAACAACTTTAGCAAAAGGACAAATAGAATCAGGAGTCTTAGGTAATGTAAATTCTTATTTTAATAATAGTTTAAATAAATTAAACAAGAGTTTTTATTATTCAAGATTACACGATACTATTAAATCTTTTTCAGACGCAATAATATCTGTAAACATACAAACCAGATTACAAAAAAGAATCAAACCTGATTTGGCAGTACCAAAAAACTATACAGTCCAATTTAATCAAAAGTTACAACCAAGAGAACTTACAAGCACATATTTTGATTTAACAACAGCAAACGTAACAACAAAGGTTTTATTACAAGACGTTCCAGCAGCCTCAGTGGTTGCCCCAGCGTATAGTGGAACAGGAACGGTAAATGCAGTTACAAATACAGGAACAGTTATAGCAGCTATAGGAACAATAGACTATGATTCAGGAACAGTAAATATTCCATCAACAACAATAAACAAATTATATGGCACAGAAGCAACATTAAGGATACAAGTTACTCCACATGATGCTGTAAAGGATATAACAACACAAGCACTAATTAGAACCTCAGATACTTCTACAGCTGCAGTCGTTGCTAAACCCTCAAGAAATACAGTATTGACACTAGATGATAGTGTTGTGAGCTCAACAATAAATTCAAGAGCAGGTACAGTAATAACAGCAACACCTGAAGTAGAAGAGATCTAATGACTGATTATATCCCATCATTTTATAGATTTGTTTCATCTATAACCCTTTCGGCTGGGGGCACGGGATATTTTAATGTGCCTACAATATCAATTACCGGCGGTGGTGGCACTGGAGCCACAGCAATAGCCACAGTATCTAGTGGCGCAGTTACTACAATAACAGTTACAAACATTGGAACAGGTTATACTTCTGTTCCAACAGTTACTATAACACCACATGCTTCTGACACAACAGCAACAGGAGCAACAGCAGCAGCAGTATTAGATGCTGCACAAGGCGATATAAAAACAGAAACAAGAAATACTTCCTTCTTAATAGAAGATCAATTTCCAGAATATATTAGAGATGAGTATCCAACATTCGTTACTTTCCTTAAAAAGTATTATGAATTTATGGATCAAGATGCTAAGCAAAGTGATGAGATAGTAAATTACAGTAATGATATTGACTATGCACAGGAAGCCTTTTTAGATAAATGGAGAGGTGCTCTTGTAAATGATTTTCCTAAGAGTGTAAAGGTAGACAAACGTTTCTTTTATAAAAGAGCTAAAGACTTTTATGAAGCAAAAGGTAACAAGGAATCAATAGAAACATTTTTTAGGTTATTGTACGGCGAGAATGTTGAAGTACAATATCCTAGTAGATATATTTTAAAACCTTCTGATGCTTATTATAACGTAGAACAAGCTGTTAAATTACAAGAAGCAGAACACGGAGGGACATTAGAACCTTTAACACTACAAGGTAAAAAGATTGATATTAGATATTATCGATCAACAGGTTCTGTTACAGCATTAAACACGCAAAACGCAACGGTAACTAGAGTAGAAAAGAACACATATCAGACAAATGGTTTAACATTACAAAGATTTGACCTTATCCTTAAATTTGATAGTCCAACAACAGTAGTATATGGTCCTGGAGCAGGAGGAGTAGCAACAGCAACAATATCTTCTGGCACCATAGCAAGTATAGCTATTAATGACGCAGGAGCTGATTATCACGCAATACCAGGCATACAAATATATGGAGATGGTTCAGGAGCCACAGCAACAGCTACAATAGCAGACGGAAAAATAACAGCAATTAATGTTACTGCAGCAGGATCAGGATATACTACTGCAGGAATTAATATAATCACAGAAGAAGCCCCTACAGACATACGATCCTATGTCGTAGATGACGGAGCAGGAAACGCAACGACAGATATTTATGGATACTTGGTTAGACAATTAACCTCGGTTACATATAAGTCTTACAGTGGTTCAGCATCAGATGCAGGGTTTAAAGTAGGACAAGTCTACAAAATTAATGAAACGGGAGATGATGGTAAAGGGTATGCATCAGCCGGAGATGGAACAAACGGTTCAGGCGGTGGATATTTTTATGTTCATACAAATGCAACAGATAATTATACTTTTATAGGCGGACAAAACAACGCTTATATAAGAGTTACATCTGTTACAACAGCAGGCCTTCCGTCAACATTCCAAATCATTAACGCAGGATCAGGATTTGTAGCAGACTGTGCAAATGTTGTAATAACATCACCAACGGGTGAAGTGGTTACAATAGAAATTTGTACAGGATACTTATTTGAATATGAAGGTAAGTGGAAAGATGACAGAGGAAAATTATCCGATGTCAACGTATTACAAGACAACAAACGATATCAACCATATGCTTATGTCATTAAGTCAACTGTAGAACAGACGACTTGGGACAGAGCAATAAGAGACACCGTACACCCTGCAGGAATGCAAGTGTTTGGAGATCTTGTTGTAAGAAGTGTGGTTGATTACAATGTTGCATTCTCAGTTTCATCAACTGGATACACGTTCTATAAATTCTTAACAACAGACACAGTAAGCACATCTGAAACAGTCGCTAAATTCTTTGAAATACCAAAGACAGATACAAGTACAGTAACAGAAGCACACGCAATAGCGTTTGCTCCTGGCATGTTTACTTCTACAGCTACAGCTGACGATCAAGATTACGGCGAACCATATGTTGTTTTAGGAGATGGTGGGTCACCGAACTCGGCTTATTGGAATGACTCTAGTGATGGAAACGATGCAGACAATTATAATATTGGGGAACAAAGGTTCAGTTGGTCTATGACTAAACCGCTAGCACATTCGATTACTGTTACAGATTCAGCAGCAGTGGTAGCGGCATTTACTAGAGCGTTCTCAGACTCAGCAACTATTACAGATGATTTAACAATTGGTAGAATTGTTGAGTACGCAGACACAGGAACAGCAACAGATAGCCCAGCAATATTATTCAGTCAAGCATTAACAGAAACACAATCGGTATCAGATAGTGCAGTTTGGACAATTGGATTGAACAAATCTGAAACAACTTCCAATTCTGATAGCGTAAACAGTATAAATACTAACAAAGGAATAACGGAAACACCTTCTGTAACAGAAACAGTCGTTAATGCACTAAGCAAACCAGCAACGGAGAGCTCAAGTGCAGTGGACACAGGAGATGGATTTAACCAAGACTATGTAGATCACCTTTATTTAGGTGAGGATTATGTAGGAGACACTTGGTCGTTTACATAAAATAAACAAAAGATAGATTAGGAGACTAAAATGTTTAAAAAAGATGAGACAAAAGCTACAGGTAAGCTTAAAGTTGAAATCAAAGACAAACAGGGCAATGTCAAAGAAACTAGGGAATTAGAAAACCTGGTTGTTGACACTGGCCTAGCCTTTATAGCATCCCGAATGAAAGATGCTTCAGCAACAGCCATGTCACATATGGCTATTGGTACAGGAACATCAGCAGCAGCTTCAGGCAATACCGCTTTAGGTACAGAAGCAGCTCGTGTTGCACTTACATCTACAACAGTTACAAGTAATGCAGTAGCTTATGTTTGCTCATTTGCAGCAGGCACAGGTACTGGAGCTATTACAGAAGCAGGCATATTAAATGCAGCTTCAGGTGGTACTCTTTTATGCAGGACTGTATTTTCGGTTGTAAATAAAGGCGCGTCTGATTCAATGACAATTACTTGGACAGTAACAATTTCTTAATAGAGAAATAAATGGCACTCGTATTACGCAGACTAGGTAGAGTAGAATTAGCAAGATCTTTTTATAGAGATATAAAAAATAATAATGATTATTTCCACTTTGCTGTAGGCAGGACATTACCCTGGACAGATGATACTGTTCCAGAGAGCCCTGTTGATTCTGATGCTTATGTATCAGAGTTTAGACGTAGTATGATGTTCACGCAAAGGATAGACTCAGCAGATATTTGTATGTTAGCAAATAGAACTGACTGGGTATCCGGCACAGTTTACGACGAATACGATGATACATATTCGTCTAGTAATCAATCAAATTCGGGAGCACAAAGTTTAGCGGAAGCTAATTTCTTTGTTGTTACCGATGAGTTTAAGGTTTATAAATGTATATCTAATAACTTGAATGGTACTTCAACGGTAAAACCAACAAGCACAGGAACATCTGTGTTCGAATTATCAGACAAATACAATTGGAAGTTCATGTTTCAAATATCAGCTTCCGATCAAAATAAATTTTTAGACGCAGATTACATTCCTGTTAGAAAAATAACAGGAAATCCAACACATGATGTCAATGGAGAAGTTGATAGCATTACGATAACAGCGGGAGGATCAGGATATACTTCTGTTCCAACTGCTGCTATTGTTGGTGATGGCACAGGAGCAACAGGCACAGCTACAATATCAGGAGGAGCAGTTACAGGTGTAACGATAACTTCTTCAGGTAGTGGTTATAGTTTTGCCTTTGTTGCGTTTACGGGCGGGGGTGGAGCTAACGCGGCCGGAACTGTAAACTTAGGCGACGCAGATAGTTTACCAGCATTACAAAGTGCTGTAGAAGGTGCAGCAGTAGCAGGAACAGTAGACAGAGTAGTTCTTACAGCAGGCGGACAAGATTATGCAACAGGCGATGTTGTAATATCAATAACAGGTGACGGAACAGGAGCTGAGGCTTCTGCTTATGTTAATGAAACAACAGGAGCATTGACAAGTATTAGAGTTACAAACCCGGGCCAAAACTATTCATACGCAACAATGTCAATAACTAACACAACAGCACCTGGAACGGGTGCTACAGCTAGAGCAATTATATCTCCACAAGGAGGACATGGCTCTAACGCAACTCGAGAATTATTTGCAAATAATCTTGGACTTACAGTATCATTTGCAGATAATACAAATAGGGATTTAATTTTAGGTAATGATTTTAGACAACTTGCCTTAATTAAGAACATTAAAACACCCGGAGCAGTTACTTACACAACAAATACAGGCACAGCTTGTTATATTATTACAGTAGCTAGCTTAGGATCAAATTGGGCTGTAGATGATATAATTAAAACAGATGACGGCGGTGAGTTTACTGTTATACAGATAGACGAAGATAATAAGAAGGTTTATTTAGCAGCATCTATTCCTTTAATTACAAATTCATCAACATTGGAAAATACTACCAAGAGTTTGACAGGTTTGAGTATAAATAGTGTTACAGTACCGGAAGTTGATAATGCAACCGGAGAAATTATTTACTTAGATAACAGGTCTCCTATTACAAGATCGGCAGACCAAGTAGAACAAATAAAAGCATTGATTAGGTTTTAACAAAAATGGCATTAAATTTAAACGCATCACCATATTACGACGATTTTAGCGACTATAAGAACTTTCATAGAGTTCTTTTTAAGCCTGGTGTTGCAGTACAAGCAAGAGAACTTACACAACTACAATCAATTTTACAAGACCAGTTAGACAAAGGTTTTGGATTTATGATTCAAGACGGTGCAGTAGTTGCTGGGTGTGCCGAACAAATACTAGAAAGACATTGGGTTAAAATTAAAGACACAGACGCCTCCTCGGCTGCTGTTGATAATTCTACATTAGCAAACTATGTAGGGGACACACTAACAGGTGGCACTTCTGGTTTAACAGCAGTTATAGCACATACAGAACAAGGAACTGAAAGCGGAGCACCTGTAACAAAACAATTATATTTTAATTATAATACATCATCTACTACTTATGACCATTTTACAACAGGCGAAACTCTAACGGTAACGTCAACAGATTCCTCAAGAAATGGTGATACATTCATTGTTCACACAGGAACAACAACAAACGAACAAGCCAAATACTTTGGTAAAACACATGAAATAATTTTAGAGCCAGGCATTATTTATGCAAGAGGCCATTTTATTAGAACAACAAGAATTCATAACTTAATGGATAGATGGTCTAAGTATAATGAAAAATTAGTTGGTTTCCAATTATATGAAGCAGCCCAGACATCGGCAATAGATACAAGTTTACTAGATCCTGCACAAGGGTCTTATAACTATAACGCTCCTGGAGCAGATAGAATGCTCCTTATGGCTACTTTAAGATCTTTCCATCCAGATATACCTAAACCTGATGATTGGTATTTGTATTTAAGAATTCAAGATGGTGGAATTATTAGAAATAAAGTTAAAGATAATCCACTCTCAGGTGTAGGACAAGTTTTAGCAAACAGAACTTACGACGAATCAGGTAATTATACAGTACATGGAATGACAGTAGATGTTAGAGAACATTTACAAAACGCAGCTAATACCAATGGTGGTGTTTACACAGCAGCTAAAAGCGGAAATAGAGAAGGACTTGTATTAGGAATTGCACCAGGTAAATCTTACGTTGGTGGTTTTAAACGAACATTACAATCAACCAAGCGTCTAGTTATAAGAAAACCTGAAGGTGTAGTAACTAAAGATGGTATGCCAATATCAACTTCTTTTGGTAATTACACAGAAATAAGTCGTGTATCAGGATTTTGGGATATAGATGGTGGCGGAACAATAGATTTATATGACACAGTACAAGACGGAGCAGCATCAGCAGCAGGAACAAAAATAGGAACAGCAAAAGCTAGACATATTGTTTATAAAAGTGGAACAGCAGGAGCAAATGCTGCAGTATATAAATTATATTTGTATGATATCCATTTAGTTAGTGGTGAATTTGGTGACGTCAAAGGCGTAAGATATGAAAACACCGCAGCAGATGGTATAGCTAATACAGTATTAACAAGTTCAAAAGCAACAATTAAAGAAGCATCAGCAAATAAAATGTTGTTTGCCATGCCTTACAATCATATTAAAACATTAAAGGCAGCAGCTGGCGGAACATATGACACCACGTATCAATATACAAAAGAATTTGATGTTACATTAAATGCATCAGGAGCTTATGTAGACCTGACACTAACAGGCGACGAAACTTTCCCTTACGATACATCAAACACAGAATTAACAGACACTATTAAATCAGCCAATATTATAGCAATTGCACAAGATGGTTTTGATTTAACAACAGGAAATAACAGAACAGCAGGACAGTACATTGACCTAACCTCTAGTAACTCTAACGCATCAGTTAAGTGTTCTTCATCTACATCAATGAGGATTGATTTAGGAACAACAGTAACAACAGCAGGCGGACAGAGTGATAAAGTTAGAGTTTATGTGAATGTATTAAAAACAGACACAACACCTGTAGCAAAAGCATTAGTACAAAATGTTTACATTAAAGTAGATACAAACTCAAACGCTAATGGCTCAACAGGAGAAATGAATTTAGGAGTTTCAGATGGTTACAAACTTGAAGGAGTTTGGGCAAGCTCATCTGCTTACTCGGTAGCAGCAGCAGACGAAGTTACAGATCAATTTAGATTTGATAATGGACAAAGAGATAACTATTATGGCCATGCCAAGATATTTAAGAAGTCTACAGCAACAGTAAATCTAGCAACAAACAGATATGTGGTTGTTAAGTTTTCATACTTTACACATACAGTTGCATCTGGTGGCGGAACTTTTATGTGTTTAGATAGTTATCCAGTAGACGATACTACTACACCAGCAGCCAATACAATAAGAACAGAAGAACTACCAATTTACAGATCAAGTGTAATAGGAGATTATGATTTAAGAAATACTATTGACTTCCGTCCAAGGATGACAGACACAGCAACACCTAATGCTACATTAGGATCAGCTCCTATAAATCCAGACGCTTTAGAAGAAATTGATAGACCAGGAAATGGAATTACATTCCCGGTACCAGTTAAAACATTTACAACAGACTTTTCATATTGGCAGGGCAAAAAATTAAGAGTAATATGTGACTTTGATGGTAAAATTAGACAAGTAGAGGGAGCATACGCAGACGATCCTATACTACCGGTAGAGCCTGAGAAATCCATGACCCTGGCCACTATTAACTTACCACCTTATCCTTGTTTAGGAACAACAGCGGCCAAGTTAGTAGGAAGATCAGACTTAGGTGCTACAGTACATCAAGTGGCATACAAACGTTTTACAATGCAAGATATTAGTACGTTAGAAACTCGTATTAAAAACTTAGAGTATTACGCTTCACTAAATTTATTAGAAACATACGCAAAAGACCAAACAATTACAAATGCATCAGGCACAGACAGATTTAAAAATGGCATCTTAGTAGATCCATTTACAGGACATAATGTAGGAGCAGTATTAGATCCGGATTATAAAATATCAATTGATCCGGTTAAGAAACATGCAAGACCGTTTTTCTCAATGGAAAATATATCATTAAGAACATTTACTGATATAGGAGCGGCTAATTCAACGGCTACATTAGCACAAACAGGTAGAACAATTTCACTACCGTATGACATTGTAGAATTTAGATCACAGCAAGAAGCTTCACAAATAGAGAATTTAGCAAAAGAATTAACGTTCCACTATGTTGGGGATATGGTTTTAACACCAAACCTAGATAACTTTGTGGCAACAGATGTCCAACCAGCAGTTACTAAAAACTTTGATGGTAACTACGATGCATGGGAGAACATGTCAAACGCATGGGGCACGCAATGGGGCGCCTGGGAAAACAGCGGAGCAGCTAACGTAGTATCGACGGTATCACAAGAGTTAAATACGCATGGAACAAACAATAGTGGAGAAGGAACAAGCAATAGCTCACTATTTACAACGACAACAACAGCACAATCACAAACAAGAACAGGCGTAGGTATAGATATAAGCGCTTCAACTCAGACACAGAGTTTAGGTGAAAGTGTAGTAGATGTATCTTTTAGTCCATTTATGAGAGAAGTAAATGTTGTATTTAATTGTATAAGATTAAAACCAAACACAGTAGTTTATCCATTCTTTGATGGAGAAGATGTATCAGCACACGTTACAAACTCAGCAGGAACATTGGGTGGAACAATAACAACAGATGCAAATGGCACATGCTTTGGACAATTTTTAATTCCTTCAGGACAATTTAAAACAGGTGTCAAGGTATTTAAATTAACAGACGATGTAAATAACAACGATGCATTAGCAAGAACAACTTCAACTGCTAATTATGAATCTTCAGGATTAAGACAAAAAACACAAGACACAATACTTGCTCTTAAAACAGCAAACGTAACACCGACATATCACTCAGGAGATAGAGTGATGACAGATACAAGTGTTGAAATTTCAATAGGAGCAGGCACACCGTTGCCCCCTCCTCCAGCACCTGTTATTATACACGAAATTACAAACGTCGTAGGAGCACCAGGACCCACAGGAGAGCCTGGACCGGTAGGACAAACAGGCGACGCTGGCCCACCAGGCCCACCTGGTTCTCCAGGAACCCCTGCAGAAGCAGTAGACTTATCAGACTGGCAAGCCCAGACAGATGCAGCTGTTGCAGCCGGATTAGCATCTGTTGAACAACTTATAGAAGACGTTGCTAATATGCCTCCAGGCCCACCCGGACCAACAGGCCCACCTGGACCAACAGGATTGCCAGGATTACCAGGCCCAACAGGAGCAGAAGGCCCACCAGGAGCTCCTCATGTAATAGAAACTGTAATTACTACTATCCCGGATATCACAGTAGTACCGGCATTCGAGCCTGTAGAAGTTATGCCAGACATGACTTGTCTAGCACCCACAAATGAGCCTGTAGGCGTTACTTGGAATACGGGAGTAACAGATGGCCAATTGGATTTTATGGAAGAGTTAGATATCTCTTTGGCCATGAATGGAGGTGGTGGGTATAATCCATGGGTTGATCCACTAGCACAAACATTTACAGTCCACGGAGTCCCTGGCGGAGTATTTATTTCAGACGTCGAGATTTACTTTAAAACAAAAGGAACCAATGGTGTTACAATGGAACTTAGAGAAGTGGTTAATGGAGTACCCGGACCTAGAACCATTCCTAATGGAATAAAATATTTACCAGCAGCACAAATTAATTTATCATCAACATCAGGTGGAACTACAACATATACTCCAACTGTATTTAGTTTCCCAGATCCTGTTTACTTAAAAAATAATACAGAATATTGTTTTGTTCCAAAACCAGAGAACGACGACAAAGGATTTGAGATTTGGATAGCACAATTAGGTGAAAACCAATACGGAACAACAACAAGAATTTCAAAACAACCTGCAGCAGGCATGATGTTCAGCTCAGCTAACGATAGAACATGGAGCCCACATCAAAACAAAGACATAATGTTTAAAATAAGGAGATGTAGGTTTAAGAAGGATCAAGCATATTCAGGACACTTAATAACTGAACCCATTGATTGGTTAAACTTTACAGATACAAGTTGGTCTTTTGCTGCTAAAAAATTCAGTCCAGGTAAAAACCTAGTTGGATTTACACCTACAATTACAGCAGGTGGATCGGGTTATAGCTCAGCACCAGCTGTTACAGTTACAAACACAGGCACAGGCGGAACAGGATTAGCATTAACAGCAGTAATTTCAGGAGGAGCAGTAACAGGATTAACAGTTACAAACCCAGGATCGGGTTATAATATTGCACCAACAATAACAATAGCTGCCGGAACAACAACAGCTACAGCAACATTAAGACTTAATAAAGGTAGAGTAGACTTTTGGGATAACTTATACAACTATGCCCACACAGTTCTTAAATCTGGACATTTTACAGTAGGAGATGTTGTTGGTAACGCAGACGGTTATGCAACAATAAGTGGGTTTACAGATAAAGTAGTTAATGATATAGCACCTAACTTTGGCATATTACAACCAGGAGAAGGAACAACAGCTACTTGCAAACTAGCATTAACAGATACAGGAGCAGGGTCAGCCAATACAACTTCATACCAAGACGTAGATTTTGGAACAACACATACACTAGCAAAAGAGAAAACAATTTACAGTAGAACAAATGAAGTAGTCAACTATTCGACTACACAGACAGCAAGAGCTAAGATAACATTCTCTACATTTAATGATAACGTTTCTCCAATTATTGAGATAGATCAAGCAGACTTGTTATGTATTAAAAACGAAGTCAACAATACAGCTACAGGAGAAGATGGTAGAGTAGGAGGCTCAGCATCATCTAGATATATTTCTAGACGTGTTGTATTAGAAGAAGGTATGGACGCAGAAGATTTACAGGTTTATTTAGAAGCAGCAATTCCAAACACAGGAAGCATTAAAGTTTATGGTAAATTCCAAAACGCAGCAGATCCTGGAAACTTCCAAGAAGATTTAAATTGGACAGAACTAACAGCTAATACTTCACCAGCAGAACAGACAGAAGGATTTGCAGAATATAGTTATTCAATACCTGCACGTGGTTCAAACGCAGCAGGAACTAACGCATCTACAAGTATTTTTGAATATGTACTAAGTTCTGTTACAGCAATTTCAGTTGGTACAGCAGGAAGTGGATATTCAACAGCCACCGTAACAATATCTGGCGGTGGTGGTTTTGGAGCAACAGCAAAAGCAGAGATTAGTAGTGGAACAATCAGTGGAATTAAAGTTACTAACCCTGGAAGAGGATATACATCCGCTCCCACGGTTACTATAACAGGAGATGGCTCTTCAGCAGCAGCCACATCAACGATAGGAAACATTACACACACAGGATATAAGACTTTTGCAGTTAAGATTGTGCCACTTTCAACAGATACCACTAAGGTTCCTAAGTTTAAGGACTTACGAGCCATAGCATTACAGGTTTAATATGGCAGAACAAATAAAAGATATTATAAACATAGAAGGCGAGAGAGATCTTGTCAGAGATAAAAATTCTAAGGCAATACTTAGTCGTAATTATGAAGGACTTAAAGCATACAAAATTCAAAAGAAACAAATGAATCAAATTCTAGAGTATGAAAATGATATAAATACTTTAAAGTCAGAGATTACGGAAATAAGGGCGACTTTAGAAGTAATAGTCAATAAAATTAAATAGGCAGGGATTAAATGAGTACATTAACATTAAGATCAGTAAAAGGTAGTCCGCTTACCAATACGGAAGTAGATACTAACTTTACGAATCTTAATACTGACAAATACCAATCAGGCGATAACATATCGGCAGGTACAATCTCGGGTTCTACTGTTACTACTACATCAACTTTAACCGTAGGTGGAGGTTCAATACTAAGTACATCGGCGTCAGTTACAGCAGCTGGATCAACTCAAGGTGCAGCAACAGCTCTTACAAAGACGTATAACATAGTAGCATCAGCATCAGCAGACCAAGGGGTTAAACTTCCAGACGTGGCGGTAGGATTGGAGGCATTCATACTGAATAGCACAGCAGTCAATATTAAGATCTATCCATATGCAAGCGAAAGCATAGATTCTGAGTCAGCTAATGCAGCTATAAACTTAGGACCTGGACATAGTTTGACATTGGTAGGAGTATCAGCAACCAAGTGGAACAGGATGAGTCCTGTTGTTATATATAATTCATCAGGAACTAGGGTAAACTAAGATGAGACCACTAAAAATTAAAGCTTCAGCATATCCAGTTAGTTCAAGTAACTTCCAAGGGTTACAAGAAATGACGGATACTGAAATTGAACAATATTATTCGGCAATAATAACAAAAGATTTCTCAGACAATACTGATGGAACAGGTACAGCTGAATTAAACATTACAACAAACGCATCAGGCGCAGGGACAACTATTGGAACTATAACAGATACAAAAAGACAAGAAGCAATAGGAACTCACCCAGCAACAGGAGCATTAACCACAGTTACTTACACAGGTAAACAGGTTACAGGAGCAGCGTCAGAAAGTATTACTAACAGACCGGTTGGTTATGAATCTTCAGGAACAGTAGGAATACATGAGTTTACAGATTCAGAATTAGATTCAGATTTAATAGATAAAATTATAGCAGACATGGTTGCTCAAGGCAATTATGTAACAGGTCACTATACTCTAGCAGCATCAGCACCAGCTGGTGGAACTTGGACATCCAGATACACAATAACAGATACTCAAGTAGATGAAACAGAAGCTACTAAATATATTTGGCAAAAAACAACAGCAACAACAGCAGCAGTTGACAATTACAAACCTTGTAAGGTTGATGGCACAAGCATTAAAGAAATGTCAGCATCCGAGATGGAACAAATTGTTCCTAACTTTAGAAACAGAATTGTAGAAAACTTTGGAAGTACACAAGGCGTTGGAACATACAAAATACAATCAGGCGCACCAAGTGAAACAGGAACTTGGGCTGCACAAGGTGAAACATTTACAGATACAAGACATGCAGTAGCATCAACAGGCTACACAGGAAATTACACCGGAAGTTATACAGGCAACTATACAGGAGCTAAAGCGTACTCAGGAGCTTACTCCGGAAGTTATACAGGTAACTATACAGGAACATACACAGGAACCTCAGCATACTCAGGAGCTTACTCCGGAGCATATACAGGTAACTACGCAGCAGACTACTCAGGTTACGCTGGTACAACTTACACAGGATATTATACAGGTTCTTATACAGGGTTTTATACAGGAGCTAAAAACTACTCAGGTACATACTCAGGAGCTTATTCCGGAAGTTATACAGGATACTATACAGGAACCTCAGCATACTCAGGCACATATTCAGGAACATACACAGGATATTATGCAGGTGACACAATTACAACAACAGAAGAAAACGTGGCCACCTATAAATTATGGTTGAGAACAGCTTAGTATAAATAAGTTTTATATATTATGGAGATATTATGGCAAAGCCTAAAAAGGTAAAACGCAACGTCAAGTCTAAATTAAAAGTTTTACCACCAGATAAAGAACCTAAAAAAGAACCTCAATACAAATTTGAAGATCCTTATTGGTCTCATAAAGAGGCCAAACATCTAATCGTTACCTTAGTATATCCTAACGGTAAAAAAGCAACCGCATCTATCATGGATAATGATGGAAACAATCCAGACTATAAAGCAGTTTTAGAAGAGTTTGGTGAAGAGGGAATAGATAAAAACACAGAAGAAGGGTTACAAAGAAGAGACGATCATATAAAAAGAAGGTTACAACGTAAAGAGTCCGAAGCAGTTAGGCGCAAACAAGAAATGTTATTCGGAGCTAAACTTGAAGCTTATGAAATTCCATTAATTAAAAACTCTACGAACAACGAACTGAAAAAGTTAATTCGTAAAGCTAAGTCTCCATTAGAAGTTCAAACACTAGCATCTATATTATTAAAAGAAGAATTAGTACGCACAGGACAAATACCAATTTATAAACCTACTGATTTGGATGAGATGTTATTAGATAAAAGTATTGAAGAACTGTTTGAAGGCTTAAGAGCAAAACAAAAATTAAGATCGTTATACCAAGAGTTTGAAGGTGTACATGTTGACATATGGTATGACGACTTAGAACATCTAGCTGGACAACATGTTTGGAAAGATGACACGGTTTATAAAGTTAAAAAAGACCAAAAGAAAAATACAAAATTTAAAAAGTCAAATGTGGAAGTTATCGTTGAAAATGTACTTTTATATAGAGATAAAAATATGACAGATGCTAATTTAAATTATGCAAAAGAATTAAAAGTCGGCGACTTATTCCTTTACGATAATCAGATATTGTCTTTACATGAAGACGATGACGAAAGATAAAGCAGTATTTGGTCAGTTCGGCCAAGAACAAATATTTAAAGATAAAGAGTTTAAAGCAAGACTAGACTCTTTACACACCACACCTGGTACACCAGTCCAAGAGTTTGAAGGAGTCCATGTAGATAT